CTCATCTCTAATCATACCATCAGCTGCAAGGTTAAATTCCCCGCCACCATCTTCATATAAGAATCTATTGTATGGAATTTTAGAAACAGCTTTAAGTTTATCTGAGAAATACTTAAGTGCTTCTGTGTCATTTAATTCTGGACCTTCACCACCTAATGTTTCAATTTCTGGTGAATCACCATCTTTAGAAGGTAACCAGTATTCTTTACTAAATTGAAGCATTGGTTTACCATCAGTCGAAAGTGAAGCTGAATCCCAATCGAAATCAACTTGTTCTTTATATGAATTCATTAACTGAGAAAGCGATTGCTTTGCTCTTGTTTTAGATTTACCACCGACAGGGATAATAAACTTCATCCTGAACGATGCATTGGTAACTGACCAGATCACTCTGGTGTGTTCCATAATTCTAAGTAGGTTAAATGATCTTACTAATCTTTCTAAGTAAGAGACTCTCGATGCTGTTGTGATAGACGAGTATGAGATGTATATGATCTGTGAATCGTATAATTTTCTCTCTTTTACTGGATCATCTTTATATTGTACCCAAACTTTCTTACCATCGTCGTTGTTATATCCTGGGATTAACGTAACTGGGTCAATTTCTTTAAAACCTATAATTTCTTTTTGGTCAGGGGAATAAATTATCTCAAATGATAAATAACCATCTATTAAGAATTTTCTATAATAGTACCATGCTGATTGATCTTCTGTAAAACCAAAGTAGTGATAGATCTGTCTGAAATATCTGTTAAGGTCTTTATTTACTTTGTCAGATATATCAAGTCCTAAAACTTCAGGCTGAGCGAAGAAATTCTTCTCATCATATACTATAGCCTCATCACAAAGAATATCTAAAATGTCTTCGATTTCATCGTTGGTTGAGAATCTTCTTAATTCGTCTCTTTTACTTATGTAATCTTTATCAAAGAATGGAATATTCTTTTTAAGATTAATGTCAGTCATTGACATTGCTGCGAATGCACCATAAATATCATCATTGTCGTAACCGAATGGGTTCATTTCCCCATAACCGATCTGATCCTCCATTGGACCGATGGCTTGTGACTGTCTAAGTACTAGGTCATCGTAGCGCATACCGAAGCTACTCAGCGTTTTAAGTGCGCTTGAGAGACTGAACGGTTTTGTGTTTACGCTCAATGGTCCGTTTCTCTTCTCTGTAAATCCTGCCATAGTTTTTAATTTATGTTATGTTTTATATATCTCATTTCTTTAAGTGGTTTCTAAATGCTTCCTGAATCTTGTTTATATCACTACCATTTATATCTGCAAAATCTAGAATAGCTATCTTTGCCCAACTTTCATAAGAGACCATTTTTTGGTTTGTCTTAAGACTTGGAATGTATTGTCGTATTGCAAAATCAAAACCATACTCCTTTAAAAATCTTTTTGCACCTTCATAAGTAAACTTAAGTTCACTTTGTTTTTTTGCATTATCTGATGATCCGCCTTTCTTTTGATTTTCTATTTGACCTTTCATTTGTTCATAAACAAAATCTAATAGATCTTCTTTAATTTGAGGTGGCAAAAGATTTAGATTTATACCGCAATCGTTTCCGGCATCTGTTGGATCTAACGCTAAAACAACAGGATTAGCATCAAACCATGCTATCCTATCAATATGCTTGGGCTTTTTATATTCAAAAACATATATCTTTCCAGGTAAAAACGGTCTACGAGTATCTGCAATACTTTTTGTTTTGCCCTTGTCAAACCATTTTTTAGCCTCATTAATAGCCTTACTCATGCTACCTGCGGATTTAGATAATTGTTTTATGTCTTTCTTAATTTGACCCATTATTTAAGTGACTTTTCTGTAAGCACAATAAACCTCCAACCTCTGTTTTCTGACCAGGCTTTGGCATATTTGTATTTATCCATATTTTTAACATACTGTTCTGCTAGAAACTTATATGATTTGATTGCTCCTTTGCTTCTCTTTTTTGGAGGCTCTGGCTTTCTTATCTGTGCTTCAGGTTTAATTTCAACTAAAAATTCTTCAAATCCTTCTTCAGTCTTTGTTTTCATATAAAAATCAGGATAATATTTGTGTTCTCTTTTGTCAAATGACCAGATGTACTTGATCTCAACGGGCTCACTCGCCCATTTAACAACATTATCTTTAGTATCACACATTATCATAAACTTTCTTTCCCAAGATGATCTGTATATAATTGGTGTCGAGCCAATATACTTCTCTGGCTTTGTTGGTATGAAATACCCTTGTACAAATCCTGAATTATTGGTTGGCTTGACATTTTTTATTGACATTATATGTTAAACATTCCACCTTCACCTGTAGAATCTCTTGATGAGATTTTATCCATTGAAAGGGTATTTTTATATTTTTGTGGGTGTATTTTATTCCATCCTTTAGCATATCCTCTCTTTGCTATCTCTGTGAAATATGCAAATGCATTAGTATACTTTGGGTTAAAATTACGCCAGTATTTTAGTAAATCTAACATTGCGAATTGTAAACAATCTTGTCTATCGTCGCTATTTACATATGTTAATTTATTTATTGCTCTTTCTGCAAGTAACATTAACATTTTCTCTGCCGTAGTTGTCAGTTTATCTTGATCTTTAGATTCTACTATTGCGTTGTAAAGATCTTTATTGTTGAGGTAATTCTTTTTTCTAGCCATTAATCCTATTTAGTTTAGGGTTATACACAAAAAAGCCCATTTGTTTCCAAACGGGCTTTATTATAATTTATATGTGGGGATTATACTCCTGCACCTGCTTCTAAAGCAACTTTGAACTTTTCAATTCTAAGAGGTTCGTCGTTTGCAAAAACAGTTAATGTGTCGTCTTTTCCAGCTGAAGCATATTCTACTGCATCAACTTTAATAGGATCACCTTCTTTTAAACCTTCTGCTTCTCTAGAAACTGTAGCGTCTAGGTAACCATCAGAAAGTCCAAGTAATTCTTCGTTTTGTGCATCTGTAAGTTCTTCACTCAATCTAGTGATTTCAGTGTTAATTAAATTATCAGCTGCTTTAATATCTGGAAGATTTCTATCTGCTTCGGCAATTCTACCTTTTTGATCCTTTAAGAAAGCGATCATTTCGTGCATTAGTGAAATCTTAGTTCTTTTAGCTTCTCTTCGTTCTGAAAATGATTCTAAAAGATCTTCAACTAAATACGTTACGTCAGCTCCTGTTTGTTCTGCAACATATTCTATTGCAGTGTCAGGTAAAAATTTACTAAATTTACCAATAGTTGTAGTTTCATTCATTCTCCAAACATATACGTTGTGTCCTGCTTTCATAGTAGTAACAGATATGTTATTAGATTTTGACTCTACTAAGAAATCTAATCTTTTATAAGCCGCGTGATTTTTACAAGTATTTTCAAATAATCTAAGTAATGGTTTATCTTGATATTTGATATATCCTGCAGATGTTATTGTTTCTACTATACCAAAACCGTGATTTAATAATTCAGCGTTATTAGCAAAGTACGTATTTTCATTAACATTGTATGTGAATCTAATTCCTCTAGATGATTTAACCAATGTAGAAAGATATGCCTCTAAAAGAGCTACTTCATTCGATGCTTCGTTTAAAGCTTCTGCGCTTGATCCTCCTCCTAATTTTACAGTCTTAGTGCTTTCTTTTAGAAAGTCTAGTTTTTCTTGTGTCTCAAGTGTTTTGTTGAAATTGTCAAACGCACTCTCGTCTATTGAAGAAACTATGCTTTTGCTATTGTAGTCATATATGAAATCAACAGTATTTTCACTGATGTTAAACATTTTTTGACCAGACAATAATGCATCGAAAGCCTTATCTGATTCGTTGAATACACCGATGTGGCTTCCAACTACTTTGAAATTTTGGCCAGCAACGTTGAAAACATAACCATTTGTATGTTCCAATACTGGGGAAATAATGTTTTTATTTAATTTTGCCATCTTGTTTAAGATTTTTTATTTACTTTATATATCATTCTATTATTCTTTGAATGGTAAGTCACGCCCTGTGACGTTATAATTATCGCCCAACATTGTTCTATCTTGGTCGGTTAATTTGTCTTCTAAGTTTATTTTAGAGTTTCCGATTGTGAACATTCTATTACTCTGTTTTCTTCTTCTAGTAACGTTAACAACTTCTTCTCTCGTTTCAAGCTTTTCTCCAAATGATTGAGATTCAGACTCGCCACAGTTACCAATTTGGATCCAATCTGTTCCATTATATTCCCATTTAGCACCTGTACTATTATCACAATATGTATGTCCTACAGGAACGCCTGAAACAAATCCATTAGGATTACCATAATCACCAACTACACCTGTAGCGAAGTAATCTGTTGTGTATTTTTTAATCTGATCCTCTTCAAATTTAAAGTCAGGAATAAATGAATTTATCTCTAACGAAAAAGTAACCTTATTGTTTCCTTTATCATCAAATCCATATTCTACTGGTCTTTCTTGTGTGTAATCGTCTGGCATCATGTATTGAGAACTTATTCTATATGTTCCGTCTTCTATGTGTCCAGCATCTACGTGATAGAAATTAGCCTTATACATTTTTTTAACTAGTGCTTCTGTTACTTTAAATAAATCCAGTTGACTTGAAACTAATATTTCAATATCAACGCCTACATTAACTGGAATCATTTGAAATTCTGCAACAAAACCTTCCATGAAACCTTCATCGTTAATTCTATTATAGTTACCTAAATTTCTTTTATTAACTAGCTTTGATGGATCTACAGCAAACGATGTTAGATTAACAATACCTCTTGGTACTTTATCATAGTTACCATCGGCGAATTCACCATCTGGATCACAGCCAATGCCATTTGCATTTGAAAATAAGAAATTATCCTTTAAGAAGTTCTCATCTCCACTCACTGAGTAGAAAAAAGGAACATCAATAACAACTCTGTTATCATTACTTAATTGTCTCTTAAAACTTAACTTACTGTTAAGATCTGCTAATAGACCTATAATAATATGTCTGATAACACTATCATCCTTGTTGAATTTGAGATTGTATGTAGCCACTTAGTTAAATTATATATTTAATAGTTATTCTATATATCATGAAATTATTCTATGCTTTCTATAGATAACTTAGAGAACCCGTTTTCTCTGTATATTTGAATCTTTTTATCAAAGATTTCATGTGGTAATACTGTGTGATTGATCACAAACGTATTGATCTTATTTTCTTTAATTACCTGATTTAATATCTTAAGTATGTTGTAAACACCGTCATGATCAACTGATGATAATAATTCATCTAAGAATAACATATTTAATTGCGGAAATCTTAATTTAAGTATTTTGATGATCGCAATGATAATAATAAAATCTGCTTTCTTTCTCTCACCTGTAGATAAAGTCATTGGATTGATGTCCTCGCCTAAATGATTAATAATACAATTGAACTTCTCATCAAATCTAATATGAAATGGTAAGTGCATTGTTTGTGCCATCGCAGCGATATTGGTATTAAGTCCTGGTAAAATAGTCTTAACAGCTAAGTTCTTAACTCCGTCCTCTCCTAATATTTGTTCTACTACTTCCATAAAACTATAATCACCATTTAAAGTGTCTTTGCTTTTGGATTTAGTAGCTTCTTTTTCTTCGAACTCAGTAATAAGATTTCTTAAATGATCAAAGTCTTTGCCACCTGAAGTACTCTTTAATTTCATTAGTTCTCCTTTAAGTCCACGCATTGTGACCTTGTGATCAGATATGTGTCCTTCTAGATCTAGCTTGGATGATCTTGCATCTGTTACCTTTTCTGATAAAACATCCATCTCACCTTTAAGAGATTTAATACTGTCCATGTTTGTTTTGATATTTTCTTCAAATTCACACTTTTGATTTGTGTGCCATTCTGAATCTAATTTGGTCTCACATGTTGGACAGTGACCGCTATCATATAGCTTAAGCTTTTTATTTAGATAATCTATTTCTCTTTTAATATCTTTAGCGTCCGAATGTTTATCGTTATATTGTGTGTTGAATTTATTCATTTCACCTTCAGCGCTAGTTCGCTCTGTGTCTAATGTTTCTACGATAGATTTCAGTGATAATAAACTTGTTTTTAATTCTTCTATTTTTGATTTATTAGCAGTGTTTGATTCTTCTAGAAGTGTGTTAAGTCTACCTCTAACAGATCCAATAGAATTCATTATTTCGTTAAGTTCGCTTTCATATGAGTCAATATCCATTTTAACTTGTCTACGCTCATCTTTTATTTGACGTTGCATATCATTAAGAATAGAGAAGCCAAACATCTTATCAATAATTTGTTTTTTATCTTGATTAGACATTGTTAAAAATGATTTAAAATCATTTACCGACAATATGATGATATTTTTAAATACATGATATGGAATACCAAATACCTCTTCTTCTAAATAGTCTTGTACTGATTTCTTTCCTGCTTTATCAAATTCAACTCCATTTAGTTTGACGCTAAATTTATTTGGCATCAAACCTCTTTCTATTTCTATATGAAGTGTACCACATTTTAAACCTATGCGAACATACAGTTCTTTATTAATTCTATTTGGTAAATCAGATAATTTAACACCTTCTACTTTACCATAAAGAGCATATATCATGGCATTAGCGATAGTAGTTTTACCATCACCATTTTTACCAAGAGTTAAGAATAATTCTGAGTTGGTTTTCTCAAAATCTATTCTTTGCAATTGGTTTCCATAACTTGCGAAATTCTTAAACTCTATAAAATCT